TCCCATTGGCTGAATCTTCGCAATACGCTTGGGTTCTCACATTACCACAAGGCGAATACACACCACCACCTCCACCCCCATTCCCATACTAATGAAAAACCTCAATGACACCACCGCAGCAATCGCCACCGCCATCACGGGTTCAAGTGCGGTCATCACGTTCGCTCAAATTTATCAACCTTTGGTTACCTTTGCACTATGAAAAGAATACTCGAAATATTTAAGGGGGACAATGGTCAACTTTCTAGCAAACGCTTCGTTGGGATCATCGGAGCGTTTGTTTTATTCGGAACCATGGCCCACAACAGTCTCAGCCCACAGGAGATCGCACCAAGCGCTGAGCTGGTAGCCGCTGTAGAGTGGGTGACCATTCTCACGCTCGGTTTCACGTCTATCGACAAGTTTAGCGGTAAGGGCAATGCCGAAGGATAGTCGACTTGAACGCGCTGGCGTAACGGGTTTCAACAAGCCAAAACGCACGCCTGGACATCCAGCGAAGTCTCACATTGTTGTCGCCAAGGAAGGTGACAAGATCAAGACAATTCGCTTTGGTCAGCAGGGCGTAAAGACCAATCAAACAGCTGGTCAGCGTGAGGCATTCAAGTCTCGCCACGCCAAAAACATCTCAAAGGGCAAGATGTCTGCTGCGTATTGGGCTGACAAGGTAAAGTGGAGTCCAAGTAAAACTGCGTCTCCGAGTAAAAAATGGATTAAAGGAAGCTAAAAATATGAAAAAACCTATGAAAAAGACCGTATCTGAATACGGCGGAATGGAAAAGTACACCTCTAAGAAGGCTGAAATGAAGCACGAAAAGAAAGAAGGCAAGAAAGTTGAGGCCAAGGAGAAGATGATGTACGCCAAAATGAAAAAGAAAAAGTAATGCTTAAGTACGCTGTTGCCATCCTTCTACTTACATCGTGCAGTGCGAACTGGCACATCAAGCGTGCAATCAAAAAAGACCCGTCCCTACTCTTGAGTGGGGACACTGTCTTAGTCCATGACACCGTTATCACCACAAAGGAGCGCGTGCTTTACGACAGCTTTGTGACAACCGAGTACGACACCATTACCATCGAGGACAGCTTTGTGTACACACAGGTCATCCGCAAGGACAACGTGATCAAGGTCTACACCAAGTGCAAGTCTGACACCGTTCGCATCACCACGAAAATTCCCTTCCAGTTGCCACCAAAAGTTGTAAAGGCTGGGATGACAGACGTTCAGACGGCAATTTGGGCAGCTTTGATATTGCTTTTATTAATTATTATCATTAGATTTGTAAGCAAATGAATACACTTGAATCAATCGAATTAGAGAACTTGAAGTCTTTTAGCATGAAGGTTAAGAGCCTCAAGGAAGACATTGCTGACATTGAAGTATCTTTGTCAAGACTTAAAACCAAGAAACAGAGCGCACTGTTCGAGATCGAAGTAGCCGCTGAGGAGCTTTCAAAGTTCCAGTCAGAGCTTTTCGAGAAGTACGGTGACGTGACGATCGACCTAAGCACAGGAGAAATAAAAAATGCCTAACATTAACAACTACACAATCGACACAGCCTTGGTGGGAACCGAGAAGCTGTTGATGTCTGACACCCCTGCCGGCGGTGCGACAAAGAATACCACAGTAGACGCAGTTGCTGACTTCGCTTGGACCTCTGGAGCCCCACAGGTGACTCAGGCTCAACGATTGGCATTGACCGCTACATTGGGTCAGGTAGTATACCAAACAGACGCTACAGAGGGCTTGTATCAGTACAAGTCAACTGGCTGGTCAGCTTTATGATCATACGCAAGATATCGGTTGGAGCAGACTACAAGAATGCCATGAACTATCTTCATGGACAGGAAGTGCTGCGTGGTGAGTACACCATCGACTTGATTATCATGCGTGACACAGGATTCATTGAGATTTGGATTAAGAACAACTCTGGCGTGTTGCTGTGGAAGTCGTTCAATAGCAACATGCCGGTGTCAATCGAATACGACATAGACTTTTAAATAAAATGAAATCACCGCTCTGCTTTGTAGTAGAGCCTGTTGGCGACAAGCTTTACGACAACACAAATGAAATTGGGCTCATACTGAGCGCATCCAAGGAGGACCACACAGTAACGAACAGATTCGCTACGGTCATCGCCACTCCAATTTTATACACCGGGGAGATAACACCTGGTGACACACTGATGGTACACCACAACGTGTTTAGAAAGTACTTCGACATCCGTGGAAAAGAAGTCTACGGGCCATCGCACTTCAGAGACAAAACATTCTTAATAGAGGACGACCAGTACTTCCTGTACAAGCACAACGGACAGTGGAAAGCCCCACACCCGTACTGCATGGTCAAGCCTGTAGAGAACTACGACGAGGGCGTAATCATGTCTACGGACCTAGAGAAGCCATTGTTAGGAATTCTTAAGTACGGAAATGAGTACCTTTACTCAAAGGGTCTCAAAGACGGAGACTTGATCAGCTTTCAACCAGAGAGTGAGTACGAGTTCAAGGTCGACGGAGAGAAACTGTACCGAATGATGAGCAAAAATATCTGTGTAGCGTTATGACAACCGAGAGAGAGTTCAAAGAGAAGATCATCGCTGCCGCAGAGAAGGCCATCGTGGAGCTGATACTGGTGGCTAAAGAGCCGATCATAGGCGGTGGTGCAGAGACAGACCTGTCTGCTGACAAGTTGAAGAACGCTGCGGCGACAAAGAAGCTTGCCATCATGGACGCGTTTGACATCCTCAAGCGGATCCAGGAGGAGAGAAACATGCTCGACGCACCGGAGGCCAAAAAGACTCCCGACGCTGTCGAGACTAAGAAGGGCTTTGCGGAAAGGTTCTCTAAATGACCAAGCTGTACCAAGTCCTCAAGGACGTTGTAAGGCCAGAGGTTCTCAGCAAGAAGAACAAAGACAAGTCGTGGGAGTATGGATGGGACCCGAAGCACGACTTTGTGGTCATATCAAAGGACGGAACCATCGGGCCTGTCTACGAGGTAAACGGACTTCGTATCGCACTGCCGATGCCGAAAGACATACAGAACCGTGACGCCAAGTGGCAGCCGCAGGAGTATCCAAAGGACTTGGCAAAGATCAAGACCATCTTCGACTGGAACAAGTACGACAACGAGTTCAAGACCAAGTGGATCGACTACATCGAGACCGAGTTCGACCGAAGGGACAACGGTTTCTGGTTCATGAACAACAAGCAGAAGACCTACATTACCGGCACCCACTACATGTATCTTCAGTGGACCAAGATTGACGTTGGTCTTCCAGAGTTCCGTGAGTCTAACCGGATTTTCTTCATATTCTGGGAGGCGTGCAAGGCAGACACGCGATGCTTTGGCATGTGCTACCTCAAGAACCGTCGTTCTGGATTCTCGTTTATGAGCTCGTCTGAGCTGGTGAACACGGCAACCATCAACAAGAACGCACGTCTGGGTATCCTGTCAAAGACCGGTAACGATGCCAAGATCATGTTCACAGACAAGGTCGTGCCCATATCAAACAACTACCCGTTCTTCTTCAAACCGGTGCAGGACGGTATGGACAAGCCAAAGACAGAGCTCGGATACCGGGTTCCCGCGTCTAAGATCACGCGGAAGAACATGGACAAGAACGAGGAGGAGATCGAGGGACTTGACACGTCTATTGACTGGAAGAACACGGCTGACAACAGCTATGACGGTGAGAAGTTAAAGCTGCTGGTTCATGACGAATCAGGTAAGTGGCTTGCACCAAATAACATTGAGAATAACTGGCGTGTAACAAAGACGTGTCTGCGTCTTGGTTCGCGGATCATCGGAAAGTGTATGATGGGTTCTACCTCGAACGCACTCGACAAGGGTGGATCGGGGTTCAAGGACATCTACTACGACTCAGACCCAAGAAAGCGAAGCAGTAACGGACAGACCAAGAGCGGCCTGTACTCGCTGTTCATTCCGATGGAGTGGAACTTTGAAGGATTTATCGACGAGCATGGCTGGCCGGTTCTTGAGAAGCCAGAGAATCCGGTCAAGAGTATTGACGGGAGCTGGATCACACAGAGCGTTGTTGAGTACTGGGAGAACGAAGTTGCAGCGCTGAAGAGCGACGCGGACGCACTGAACGAATTCTATCGTCAGTTCCCACGCACGGAGTCGCACGCGTTCCGTGACGAGAGCAAGTCTTCTCTGTTCAACCTAACCAAGATCTACCAGCAGATCGACTACAACGACACGATGGTTCAGATTCAGTCCATCACTAGAGGGTCATTCCACTGGAAGGACGGGATCAAAGACTCTGAGGTGGTGTGGACTCCAGACCGAAAGGGGCGCTTCTTGGTGTCATGGATGCCGGAGCACAACAAGCGCAACAAGGTGCTAAGGACAGGCGGTAGATTCAAGCCGGGCAACGAGCACATGGGCTGCTTCGGGTGTGACCCATACGACATCTCTGGTGCCGTTGGGGGTGGTGGATCTAACGGATCGCTACACGGTCTGACCAAGTTCCACATGGACGAGGGGCCGGTGAACGAGTTCTTCCTTGAGTACATCGCGCGTCCACAGACGGCGGAGATATTCTTTGAGGACGTACTGATGGCCTGCTTCTTTTATGGCATGCCGATCCTTGTGGAGAACAACAAGCCACGACTGCTGTATCACTTCAAGAACAGGGGGTATCGCTCATTTGCGATGAACAGGCCAGACAAAGCCATTGCCAAGTTATCAAAGACCGAGCTAGAGATTGGTGGAATACCCAACTCGTCAGAGGACGTAAAGCAGGCCCACGCGGCCGCGATCGAGACGTACATCGAGCAGCACGTTGGCATCGACATGGAGGGCACGTACAGGCCGACAGACGAGATGGGCACCATGCCGTTCACTAGAACTTTAGAGGACTGGGCACGGTTTGACATCAACAATCGTACAAAGCATGACGCATCTATCAGCTCAGGACTTGCCATTATGGCAACGCAGCGACATTTATATGTACCCGAGGTAAAGAAGTCAAAAATAAGCCTTAAATTTGCACAATACGATAACAAAGGCTTTCACAGCGAGTTAAGAAAATAATGACAGATCCAAAAATAATAATCAATGCAACTACCTTCCCAAGCCAGCTGGCCACGGACGCTGAGAAGGCGTCTAAAGAGTTCGGTCTACAGGTTGGGTTAGCGGTGCAGTCGGAGTGGTTCCGAAAAGACGCAGGCTCGTGCAGGTTCTATAACCAGTGGGTGGAGTTCCACCGTTTGCGCCTGTATGCACGCGGAGAGCAGTCCGTTGAGAAGTACAAAAAGGAGATGTCATTCGATGGAGACCTGTCGTACTTAAACCTTTCTTGGACACCGGTGCCTATCATGCCTAAGTTCATTGACATCGTTGTTAATGGAATGGCTGACAGGAACTTCTCAGTAAAGGCCGTAGCGCAAGATGCACTAGCGGCAGATCAGCGTAACCAGTTCCAAGACATGATCGAAGGCGACATGGTCGCTAAGGATTTCTTGCTACAGACAAAGGAGCAGTTTGGCGTAGACGCTTTCAACACCAATGTAGAGGAGCTTCCATCAAACGATGAGGAGTTGCAGCTTTACATGCAGTTGAAGTACAAGCCAAGCATTGAAATCGCAGAAGAGCAAGCAATCAATACCCTACTTGAACAGAACAACTATGCAGACACTAAGAAACGTATCGATTACGACCTTGCCACTTTGGGTATCGGTGGTGCGAAGCACTCATTTCTACCTGGCGCCGGAGTTAAGGTTGAATATGTCGACCCCGCCAACTTGGTATACAGTTACACCGAGTCACCCTATTTCGACGACGTATTCTACTGGGGAGAAGTAAAGCAGGTTCCGATCACTGAGCTTATCAAGATTAAGCCAGACATCACAAAGGCAGAACTAGAAGAAGCGTCACAGCTTGGATCTGCTTGGTGGGATTACTATGGCATCATGCGTACATACAGGAACGACTTGTTCGACAAGGACGTTGTAACCCTGTTGTACTTTAACTACAAAACTGACAAGACCTTTGTATACAAGAAGAAGTTCTTGGAGAGCGGTGGAGAGCGTATCATCCGTAAGGACGAGAGCTTTAACCCTCCAGTAGACCAAGAGGAAAGATTCGAGCGTATCGAGAAGCGTATTGACGTTTGGTACGAGGGTATCTTGATTCTTGGCTCAAACAAGTTGATCAAGTGGGAGCTGTCTAAGAACATGGCACGCCCCAAGTCTGCGTCACAGTATGCGTACTCAAACTACGTGATGGTTGCCCCTCGTATGTACAAGGGAGCCATCGAGTCTTTGGGCCGCAGAATGACAGCGTTCGCTGACTTGATCCAAATGACTCACCTTAAGTTGCAACAGGTGTTGACCAAGATGGTACCAGATGGTGTGTTTATTGACGCCGATGGACTGAACGAGGTTGACCTTGGCAACGGTGCCGCTTACAATCCAGAGGATGCATTACGCATGTACTTCCAAACGGGTAGCGTAATCGGACGTAGCTATACACAGGACGGAGAGTTTAACAACGCACGTGTTCCAATCCAGGAGCTGAACCACAGTGCAGCACAGGGCAAAATCTCTAGCCTGATCTCAGCATACAACCAGTACATGGGAATGCTACGCGACGTTACAGGGCTTAACGAAGCACGCGACGGGTCTATGCCTAGCGCCGACGCTTTGGTGGGCGTACAGAAGCTCGCAGCTGCAAACTCAAACACTGCAACTCGTCACATTCTTGACGGTGGTATCTTCATCACACGCAGGTTGTCTGAGGCGTTGTCTTGCCGTGTGTCTGACATCTTGGAGTACGCTGAGTTCCGCGAGGAGTTCGCCAACCAGATCGGTAAGTATAATGTCCAGATTCTAGATAGCATCAAGGATCTTTACCTGCATGACTTTGGTATCTTCATCGAGGTTTCGCCTGACGAAGAAGAGAAGCAACAGCTTGAGGCTAACATCCAGATGGCATTGAGCCGTGACCAGATCGCCCTTGAGGACGCAATTGACATCCGCGAGATCAAGAACTTGAAGGTTGCCAACCAGTTGTTGAAGGTTAAGCGCAAGGACAAGGAAAAGAAGGACATGGAGAAACAGCAGATGATGTCTCAGTTCCAGTCTCAGTCTAACATCGCAGCTACACAGGCGGCAGCAGAGGCTAAGATGGCACAGATCGAAGCAGAGACACAGTCTAAGATCCGCATCAAGGAGGCAGAGTCTATGTTCTCAGTTCAGACAATGCAGCAGGAAGCTCAGATTAAGTTGCAATTAATGCAGCAAGAGTTCCAGATGAACATGCAGTTGAAGGGAATTGACTCACAGTTGATTAACGACAAAGAAAAAATGAAGGAAGAAGCTAAAGACAAGCGGATTTCTATTCAGAATACACAGCAATCAAAATTGATCGAGCAAAGAAAAAACAACTTGCCACCGGTTGATTTCGAGTCGAATGAAGACACCCTTGATGGCTTTGACCTAGCGTCATTTGAGCCAAAATAGTGTGTCACATTTATTCGTAAATTTGTGATATAAAATCAAATCTTATATGGAAAATGAATTCAAAGTGAAGGAAGTAGCCTTCGAGGAACAGAAGTCTGTTCAAGAAATCGAAGAGCAACTTCTGAAGGAGCATGACGAAAAGCACGGCTTGTCGTCAGAAGAAGTCCCGGTAGAAACCACAGTAGTGGCCGCTGACGGGACAACAGAAAAGATCGAAAGCACCGAGGCGCAAGCCAAGGAGCTAGAAGATACAGACGTTCTTACATATTTAAAGAATCGGTACAACAAAGAAATCAACTCAGTTGACGATTTGTTCGAGGCGAGAAAAGAGGCGGAGGAACTACCAGAAGACGTGTCTGCGTTCTTGAAATACAAGAAAGAGACCGGACGAGGAATCGAAGATTTTATTCAGTTGAATAAGAACTACGATGATGTTCCTGCAAATCAACTGCTAGCTGAATTCATCAAACAGGAGAATCCAGAGTATGACGACGAAGACGTAAAGTACGAAATCGAGACTCGGTACGACTTTGATGAAGACCTTGACGATCCAAAAGACGTTAAGAAGAAGAAGCTAGCAATGAAAAAGGATCTTGCAAAGGCCAAAGACTACTTCAACAAACTGAAGGAACAGTACAAGGTACCCGTTGAGTCAAGGGGTGGCTTAGTTTCTGACGAAGAGAAAAGTATGTACGAGGACTTCAAAAGATATGCTCAAGAATCCGAGGAAGTGCAGAAGGCTCAGTTAGAGCGCTCAGAGTTCTTTGCTAAGAAGACAGACGAGCTTTTCAGCGATCAGTTCAAAGGTTTTGAATTTAAGATCGACGACAAGTCTCTCTCGTTTAAACCTAGCAGTCCAGAACAACTGAAGAAGGCTCAATCTGACGTAAGCAAGTTTATTGGTTCTTTCTTAGACGAGAAAGGATTCATTAAAGACCCAGCTGCATACCACAGAGCTATCGCAGTAGCGATGAACCCAGACAGTTTTGCCAAGCACTTTTATGAGCAAGGCAGAGCCGCAGCAGTAGACAGTGTAGCGAAGGAGTCAAAGAATATCCAGATGGACGTTCGCTCGACACCACAGCTCACGCCTACAACTGGTTTCAAAGTTGTTGCTTTGGACTCTGACCACGGAAGTGGGCTCAAGATAAAAATGAGTAACAGATAACAAAAAACAAAAAACTAAAAAAACAAAACTATGGCTGGATCAGTTCAAGTGAGCCCAGGGTTCGCGTTAACCCCCTCATCCGTTAAGGCAACTTTGCCTTCAAACTACATTACCAACTTCGATTTCTTGAATCAGTATCTTCCTGATACTTACGAGAAGGAATTCGAGCGTTATGGTAATCGCTCTATCGCATCTTTCTTGCGCCAAGTAGGTGCTGAGATGCCTTCTAACTCTGACATGATTAAATGGGCAGAACAAGGTCGTTTGCACACCAAATACACTAGCGTATGGACTACCAGTGTTGCAGGTGCAAAAACCGCTGCTGTTACATTTAACTTGCCAGCTGGATCTGTTTGCGTATTCCGCAAAGGTCAAACTGTGTTCATTTCTCAGAATGCAGGTACTGCTTCTAACAAAGGTATCATTACCGCTGTTACAAACACCACTTTCGATGTAGCCTTGTATCAAAACAACCAAAACATCATCGCAGGTACTTCAAGCACAAACTTGTGTACTGCTTTTGTTTATGGTTCTGAATTCAAAAAGGGTGCCTATGGAATGGAAGGTTCTTTGGAAGGTCAAGACGACATCTTCGACAACAGCCCAATCATCATCAAGGACAACTACCAAGTTTCTGGTTCTGACATGGCTCAGATCGGATGGGTAGAAGTTACTACTGAGAATGGTGCAACTGGCTACTTGTGGTACATCAAGTCTGAGCACGAAACTCGTTTGCGTTTCGAGGACTACTTGGAAATGTCTATGGTAGAAGGTGTTCCTGCTGAATCTACTTCTGGTGTTGCTAACTTGAGTTCTACTACCGGCGCTACTGCCGACTTGGGTAGTAAGGGTACCGATGGTTTGTTCTACACAATTGAGCAACGTGGTAACGTTTGGGCTGGTGGTAACCCTAGCACTTTGGCTGACTTCGACGCGATCATCCAGCGTTTGGACAAGCAAGGTGCTATCCAAGAGAACATGTTGTTCGTTAACCGTAACTTTGGTTTCGACATCGACGATATGTTGGCTACTCAAAACAGCTATGGTGCTAACGGTACTAGCTACGGTGTGTTCAACAACGACGAAAACATGGCGTTGAACTTGGGCTTCAAAGGCTTCAAGCGTGGCTATGACTTCTACAAGACCGACTGGAAATACTTGAACGACGCAGCTTTGCGTGGTGGTGTTGTTGGTGGTGAAGTAAATGGTGTGTTGGTTCCTGCTGGTTCTACTAGCGTTTACGACATGGTGATGGGTAAGAACGCTAAGCGTCCTTTCTTGCACGTTCGTTACCGCGCTAGCGAAACTGAGAACCGTCGCTACAAGACTTGGATTACTGGTTCTGCCGGTGGTGCTTCTACTAGCGATTTGGATGCAATGAGAGTTAACTTCTTGTCTGAGCGTGCATTGTGCACATTGGGCGCGAACAACTTCTTCTTGTTCAAGACCGCTTAATCTTAACTAAGATTATCACAGAAGGGTGGGTACAATGTACTCACCCTTTTTGTTTATATTTGTACCGTTAATTAAATCAAATTATGAAACAATCAAATCAATTAAAGGATCGAGTATTCATCCTGCTAAAAGACAAGGCTCCATTGAGCTACACGCTTCCATCAAGAAACACCAAGCGTTTTTCTTTGTTACACTTTGACGGAACCACAAACCGTGCACTTCGCTATGCGAGAAACCAAAAGTCTGTGTTCGAGGACGAACAGGACGACAAAGCTATCATAGAACCTATTGTGTTTGAGGATGGCGTGTTGGTAGTTACTGCAACTAACACAATGCTAAGCAAATTCATGGACCTACACCCATTGAATGGAGAAGTGTTTCAAGAAGTAAACCACGAAAAAGCAGCCGCTAGAGATATCGAAGAACTCAATATTGAACTTGACGCTCAAATTGCTGCAAGAGGACTAAGTTTTGAGACAATGATGTCTGTTGGTAGGTTGATCTATGGAGAGGTTATTGATGGCATGACCACGCAGGAAATTAAGAGAGACATTCTTTTGTACGCAAGAGACTATCCTCAGCAATTCTTGGACTTGATAAATGACCCTGACTTGGAAGACAATGCTATGGCATCTAAAGCTCTTAGCGAAGGGATGTTTACATTGCGCAATAACAACAGGGAAATTTGGTTCAACATACCTGGAAACAAGCGTAAGTTGATGAACCTTCAACCAGGAGAAGATCCAATATCTGCATTGACCATTTACTTTGAAAGTGAAGAGGGAGCTCCTATTGCGGAGATCATCAAGTCAAAACTGTCTTAAAGCCACAAGCTACATGATATAAACTGGAGGGGACGCAATGTCCCCTTCTTTTTTGCTATCTTTGTGAGGACATGATAAACACCGTAAGAAATACTGTTATGGCTATCCTTAATAAGGATAACAACGGTTATATTACGCCGGAGGAGTTCAACTTATTTGCCAAGCAAGCACAGCTTGAAATCTTTGAGCAGTACTTTTACGACTATACCAACTGGGTAAATAAAAGAAACGCCAGACTGGCAAATGATGGCTACGCTAACATTCAAAAAAACATTTCAGAAACAATTGATGAATTCTCTACGTCATCTACTCTGGTATACGATGCGCCTTCTCAATCGTTTGCCCTTCCTGCTGACTGGTACTACGTTAATGTTGTACTATACGGCACTAAAGAAATTGAATATGTGGCCCAAAACAAAGTGATGAACTTGCTGAGTTCAAACATCACTGCACCAAGCACAGCCTATCCAGCATACTACCAAAAAGGAGATGATATTAAGGTTTACCCGGCATCGATCACAAGTAGCGTCAGCGCGATGTATGTTCGCTACCCTCTTGATCCTAAGTGGACATATACTGTCGTGGGAGGCTCGCCTATATTCAACCAGTCAGCTGTTGACTATCAAGACTTTGAGCTTCCGCAAAGCGAACAAAACGACTTAGTTTTCAAGATCTTGTCATACGCAGGTGTGAATATTCGCGAAGCTGAAGTAGTTCAGTTCGCCACAGGATCAGACAACGCAGAACAAACTAAGCAAAGCTAATGGCATACATAACTAACCAAGCATACTACTCTGACCCAAACAACAGCGGAGACTATCAGTACGTGTCTTTGGCCGACATCGTCAACAACTTTATGTTGATGTACGTTGGCGACGACAAGCTGATCGGAACGCTGAACAGATATAATGCACTCTTTCATGCGAAGCGTGCAATCCAAGAGCTGAACTACGACGCGGCTAGAAACGTAAAGGTTCTAGAGCTGAACGTTGGTGCAGACTTGACATTGGTATTGCCTCCAGACTACGTGAACTACGCTAGGATCTCTATGGAGGTTGAGGGCGTGTTGTACACGTTGCACGAGAACGCGACTGTCAACTATGCACAGGCATACTTGAAGGACTCTAACGACAACGTATTGTACGATCAAGACGGCAATGTAATTACAGGAACGTCTGAGCTTGACATCAAGCGCATCCAAGGGTACCCATACGACATCTTTTACGGAGAGGGCTGGGCCAATGGACGTTGGGGATGGAACGTGGATGGGTACTGGTACTTCAACTACAGCCTTGGCGGATGGTTTGGTCTAAACGCAGAAGCGGCGAACATCAACCCAACATTCAGAATTGACAAGTCTGCCGGAGTTATCAACTTCAGTTCTGGCATGAGCAATAAATTGGTCGTTATTGAGTATATCTCTGATGGCCTAGAGAATGGCGACGACGATGCTGTGAAGGTCAACAAACTTGCAGAGGAGTTCATCTACGCTTACATTAAGTGGGCCGTGTTGAACAACAAGGTTGGCGTTCAAGAGTACGTTGTAAGACGTGCGAGAGAAGAGAAGTCAGCGATGCTTAGAAACGCTAAAATTCGATTGTCCAACATCAGTGCTGGACGCATTTTAATGGTATTGAGAAACCAAGATAACTGGATCAAGTAATGGAGTTAAAGAGAAGCCTAGTAGCTGGTATAATGAACAAGGACCTGGACGAGCGCCTGGTCCCAGATGGACAGTACAGAGATGCAATGAACGTTACCATCGGCACGTCCGAGGGGTCAGACGTTGGTGCCCTGTCGAATGAGCTTGGAAATACCAAGATGGGGGACTTGCGTGCCGCTGCTAGAACATTTTCTGGAAACCCAACGCTAGAGCTTACCGGTGCCAAGACAATAGGTGCCATTACAGTTCCTGCCGAGTTCTTGGTCTTTTGGTTTGTAAAGTACAGCTCTGGAAACATCGTCGCATCTTATAACGAGCTAACTGGATTGACTTCTGTGCTGGTTATGGACACTCGAGTAGGTGCCGCGAATGTTCTTAACTTTAACACGCAGTACTTGATCACTGGCGTAAACTACATCAGTGACTTATTGTTCTGGACGGATGGATTGAAACCTCCCCGCAGAATCGACACCAAAAACAACTAAGGATTTAATACTTTTACAGAAGAAGGGATTTACGTAATCGTAAAGCCGCCATTGGAGGCCCCTACGCTTGTGTTGGGAAAAGAAGATTTACAGACAAAAAACCTCACCGACAAATTTTTTTACTTCTCTTACCGATACAAGTACCAGAACAAAAAGTACAGCT